AGGTGATGGACTTCCTATACTGCTCATTAGCTGAAGTTTCCAACAAACTGTGCAGAAATTTTAGTAGATGATCGAGCGATCCATGCAATCATATCAACAGCATTAGCTCCAGTAGATAATGTAGGTGCTGTACCATCTGAGAAATCCCAATACGATCCAAATGCTGCGGTTCTACTTCCTGTACCATCTTGAGTTATAAATAAAACACCACTCTGTCCAGCAGAAATATTGGAAGGGTTGGCAAAGGTAACATTACCAGTAAGAGTTGTAGAAAAATTATTAGCAGTTCTAAAATCTAAAGTAATTGTAGATGCGTAGGAGATTGCAGATATTTCTCCGATAGTTCCTTTTGTAGTAACTCTTCCATTACCACCAGACGCTCCACCA